TCCTAGCTTGGCGCGAAGAGGTTTTTTGTTTTTCTATAAAAAAATTGGATTACCCTAAAATTTCCCTTATAGTGAGAATATGAAGATCGTAAATGTTGTTTGGTTAGATACGAATGAATGTAGTTTGTCGGGCTGGCAGAGTAAAGAAGAACTAATGGATAGCAAACCTTGCACTGTTTCATCACTGGGTTATCTCATCAAAGAGGATAAAGATTGCATTACAATAACAGCAGACAAAGATCATTACGACCAAGATGATTTGTATGGCAGGGCTCAGGTAATACCAAAGGGTGTAGTTTTAAAGGTTGAGATTTTAGAAGCTATCCCTAATCCGACTCCGGAACTTCTTCGACAGGCTTAATTATTTTTAACTCAGTGGGTTTTTTAACCTTACTCTTTAATGTTTCAACATCTTCATGTTCTAATAATAATTTATTATCCTCGATAATCTCAGATAGTCTGGCTTCTAACTCTCTTTCGCTCAGGTCCTCAAGCTTACCATGTTTAATAATCTTTTGTTCAATATACAATCCAGCGGCTTTGCCTCGAGCCACTTCTGCATTAATAGCTGCAGACCAGGCGCCCTTCTCCCTAGCTTCTTCTCTAAGTCTAGCTAGCTCTGTTATGTGAGAACCATAATCAATTCTATATTTTTCTTGTAGTTCTGATCTTATCTCATCAGTGTATTTAACAACCAAAGGAAACTTTCTAGGGTTGCGTAATTCAGAGGCTCTTACATGAGCAGAACCTTCTGCATACCCAGCTTCAATAGCACATTCTGTTGGAGACATACGTCCTTCGTTAGTCACTAACAATGTAGCAAACTTCATTTGTTGTTCTGTTAATACTTTTGGTAATCCCATGCTTTTTTATAAAAAATATATTTTGTAAAAGCAAGTAATTTATGATACGTTTTTACTTGAAGTGAGGAGCCCTTCTTTTTTATTAACTGACTTTACAGTCATAAACGTGTGTTCCTCCTAAAATCACTAACTAGTCTGGTTTCTCACTTCATACTTGAAAGAAGAGGTGTAAGATATAATATGGATACTATGAGATTCAAAAACAAAAAAGAGGAAGAGGATTTTAAGAAGCAATTAGAAGAAGCAATAGAGGTTTTGCAAAGACAAGATGTTCATTTCTTTAGATCAGAGCATATCATACCAATACTAAAAAGTATGACTCCTGAGCAATTAGAAATATTTGAACACCTTACAGGTATCAATCGCCAAACAATACATTAGACAATGTCATCATATACAACGAAGTCCCTGATGCAGGTGTTGGAAAAGTTTTGTGCAAGTCCTGTTGGTAGTCATGCAAGAGTTCAAATGGTATTACCACAAGGCAGAAATCCTTTGCAACGAGAGTTCAATATCAAAGAAATTAAGTTGGTAGAGAATCAAATTATTGGTGCAAAAGAGAAATATCGCATGCTAATTCTAGTGGAGTAATTACTTTGAAACCAGAGTCAGCTTTTTGGCTGGAAACGAAAGAAAAACTCAACGGATTTTCCTTGATAAGGCTAGAAAGTTGGGCATCTGCTGGCATCCCAGATATACTTGGATATAGTGATAAAAAAGGATTTTTTACCATAGAGTTAAAAGTAACAACTAGTAAAAAAATACGCTTCTCACCCCATCAAATAGCGTTCCATTATAAGCACCCAAAGGATAGCTATATCCTAGTCAAGACCCCCGTTCCACGGTCCATCAAACTTTATCCAGGGTCCGCGATTAAGGAGCTTGTAGCCTATGGGCCCACCCACCCACCACTAGCTGAAGGATGGGATGCTTGTCGCCTGTCGCTTGTTGCTTGATGCTTGCTGCTTGTAGCTTATAGATTTTTTAGAAGATTGAAGCTGCCCTAGTCCTGGGCAGCTTTTGAAGTTTCGTGATCGATGGCGTGACTGAGCTCGACATCGAATTTCGGGTCGGCGTTCTTGACCAGCTCGGAAGTTTCCGAGTCGGCCCAATTCGGAGAGCCAAGCCGGCGAACCGTCTTGCGCTTCTGCTTGATGGAAGGATGCTTGTCCTGAAGAATCGCGGTCCAATCGAAAAGAGTCACGTTTCCTTGAGTCTCCACCCAGCAGACAGCGCCACAGCTCAGAGGGTTGTGTGGGCGATACATTGTAGTTGAGTGGTGATGATAGATAACTTCGTGAGCGTAGTAGGTTTTGCCTCTGTGCTTCACAGTGAGAACCGGAAACTCCGTGCCGTGTTTCTGGTTGTACTTGAGCATGTGCTGGTTGACATGTACAATCGTCTTCGCTTTTTTCATGGTCCCATCTTTTCATACTAAATCCCATAAGTAAACACCTAAATATTTTTTCTGTGGATAACCTGTGGATAACTCGAACTGTGAATAACCTGTGGATAAGTCGCTTGCCGCCTATGGGCCCACCCGCCCGCTTGCTGCCTGTTGCTTGACGCTTGTGGCTTGTGGCCTCTACCTAAAAATTCATGAAAAAAATTTCGTGGTTCGCTATCTCCTACGGAGATAGCGAACTGCGTTTCAATGTTTGCCATATGATACGTTCTGGATTTCTTTATCCCAGCATGCTCTACAATCTTTGCATTGGTTGTCTTGTTTGGGAGCTGGGCAGCTGGCCTCAGCTGTCACAACCGTTGACGTCCAGGGCCAACTCTTCGGAGCTGGCCCGTCCACCTTTGTGGCGGATAATCTGATAATCAGATTATCCGGAACGCTTTGCGCGTCGATTGTAGAAAGGATACCAGATTCACGCGTTGGCAGCCAGTGTCTGACGTCTGGTGTCAACTCGCAAACCTGGAAAATCCGCTTTAAATGTTCCTTTGATTGTATGTCTCCGGAATCATGCCAGCGAAACACGTCTTCCTTGGATGATTGTATTAAATACACCATCCCGAAAACCCATTGCGAATTTGTCATTGCTGCCTGGTAACGGCGTTCCAGTGCTTCCTTTACATTGCGGAACCGGTAACGGCCTTTGAGAGCGTAGCAGCCATAGCAAACAGTGCCTGGAATATCAGCCAGCTTCGCGCCCTTCTTACAGCGCGTCGCCGGTATGTTATAAGAATATCCGGGCATCTTGGAGGGCCTGGAAAGGCCCCCCGTTATAATGTTAGCTTCTTTTTTGTTCATCTTTAATTGCTTCTTTATATTTTTCTGGCTGCATGTTTACAGCTTGAAACAATGAGAACCAAACGGCATATGTATTGATACTGGCCCAGCTGCCGGATTCGTCGTCTCTTGGCATGCTGCGCAACTGTTCCATAATATCCCAAACGTTTTTTTTAAGTAATTCGTATTTTGCTTGGTAATCCATGTTATCCTTTCTAAAAATAATGTAGCATATTGTGGGAGCGTGTCAAGCTTGTTGCTTGTCGCCTATGGGCCCACCCGCCCCCCGCTTGCCGCTTGCCGCTTTACAAAAACCACGTTCTATCAAATCCGCGGCTGTTCTTCCGAACCATCCCTGAAGCTGCCAGGCTAGTCCAGTATCTATTAAATGTTGCCAAGCTTCTAAGAGCTGGTCTTCTGAGTCGTTTTCTATGAATCCTTCGCAGATCCCCATCGCTGTGTAATTGTCCATCTTTATCCTTTCTTGTGCTCCGGAGGGAGGACCGAGTGTAGCCAGGGTTGTCCCTCCGGGTTAGCTTTTGTGCTACGGTTAACTAAAAGCTTAACTAGTTTATAGCATTTTATGGGAGGGCCGTCAAGCCCTCCCAGCTAAATTAATTATCTTGGTTTAATAACTCAACCAAATCTTTGATAGCTTGTCTATCATTCATAGATAGTGTAGACAGAGCGTCTCTAACAGCAGAGCGAACAACATCCGGGTTATCGTTGATGTAGTTATGTATAGCGTCTTCAATGATTGGATCTAAATCATAATCATTAACAGCTTCTTCTACAGCAGCACCCGCGTGCTCTTCGATAGTGTGTTGTAAATCAGACATTATCATTATCCTTTCTACCCACAATCTACCACAATATCCCATACATGTCAATGGACAGATTGTCGCACCCCTCTTCAAGTTATCCACAGGTTATCCACAGGTTGCCCACAGCTTGTTGCCTGTGGGCCCACCCTCCCCTAAAGTAATAATTTATTACTTTTTATAATGAACGTATGCATTATAAAATTTCAAGAAGGCTTGGATACCTGCTTCGTTAGGAGCGAAAAATTTTCCCCACCCAACGTTGGCGTTCCATAGCTCTTTAAATTCTTTAGATACCATTTGCTATCCTTTCAACTGCACTTTACAAACGCAGTTCATAACCCCCTATGGGGGTTATGAACTAGGCTTGATTTTGTAGCTTTGCAACTACAACTGTTTCGTTTTTTGCTTTTCTATTCTTAGCCATAGCTTTCAACTCTGCAAGTCTATCTTCTGATACAACTGCAAGATTAGTTGATATGTTATCACCATTAACCAAAACACTTTCGTCAATGTCAGTCCAATACTCTTTTATTTCATCTAAGTATTTAGCCTGATCTATGACTGTGGTCATAGTATCTTGATTAGTCTTACAATAGTCATAGTATGCTTTATGACATTG